ACTGTCTGCGATTGTATATAATAGTATGTTAAACTGCAACATTTATAATGCCAGATTTAGATTGTGTTTGGACTAAATGCATATACATCAGCATAACCACCGGCACTTGCAACATGTGTTGTAATAACATCCCCTGCAAAAGCTCTTGCACAACCACTTATTTCTATGACACTATTCGGTGTTCTAGTTACAAGATCGCCAACTTTAATTCCATTTATCGAAAAACTTGCACCCGATAGTGCTACATTTGTTGTTTTAAGTGTATAAACTAATAAATAATCTTTAGTTAAAGGCGCACCGCCATTAACTAGAATACCTTTTGTTCCTTTAGCTGGATTTTTTAAGTTAGTTAAACTCTGGTTAACCTCATCAAACCCTGCCTCAATTCTATCTTCCAGATCATTCATGTTTGCAGCATTAAAAGCATCACCCTCCTGCGAGATTGTTCCTTCATCCCTTGCAACTGTCACAAGACTTGTGCTGCCATCTTCCATCGTAATCAGTCTGCGGTTAATATACTCTGCAATTCGATTTTTCCATGTTTTCTTTGTAAATCCCATAATATGTCCTCTCTTCCTATAATAATAGTCCGGTATCATCTCCGGCATATACCTCTGATCCACAATAATAATTAAAGTTGTTAAGTAAAATGCCATACACATCATCCAATATTTTCTCAATATCATTCATCTTCTGGTATGTATTGACTGGCATACTCGGTGTCTGCGGCGTGTCTCCATGAATCATGTACGCATTTCTGATAACCTCTGTGTTATTTATGACTGATATTAAAAATGTCTCATTTGGATGTTCTGGAACGTCTGCAACCGTAAGATTAAGTTCCAGCACATCTGATAATAACTTTGTGTTATTCTGGATTCTCTGCATATCTGATCGATTCAGTGCGCCTTTCATCCCGGCAAGCCATTCTGTTTTTTCGTCTACATTGAAATTATCCCATCCTTTCTGTAACAACTCCAACATGCGATCCACATCACTCTGTGACCGGTCCGTCACTGTCTGCATCCACACCAGCATAAGCAACCACCTCACTTTTCAGACGCTCATTTTCTTCTTTTAAAGCTTTGTTTTCCTTTGTGAGCTTTAGATTTTCTTTTCTAAGCTCGTCATAATAAGGATTAATTGGATTGTAATTCATCAGATCAGCACATCTCCTCCCGTATATAATTCAGTTCCGGCAAACACATCCTCGGTAACGACAATTGAGTACCCCCTGCACGTTGCCGTTGCGATAAATCCACCGGTCAAATCAAGCGTCTGGCTCTCAATCAATGTTGTCGATGTCTTGCCACCGATGGAATTTATATTCGCCCAATTTCCTACCTGCTCTAAGTCAACCAGGTACTTCATTCCCACCTTTTTTCTCAAGGCATGATAATCCAAAAGATAAGCGGCGATATCAGGTAATATATCAGCATTATAAATGGTGCATCCACTGTACTTCTTTATATTTTCTGTCTCTCCAGCTTCGATTTTATCCACACGTTTCTCATAAGAAAAAGTGGTATTTGCATATTTAATACCTGTGATCTGGCACTGTCCGGCATCCGGCATGTTAATGATGAGATAATTTGTTTTTACTTCTTTCAGCGTGCCGACACTTGCCGTGATGGACGATGGAAGATATGGACTTGAGAATGTGATCTTGGTATCTCCGGCCGGCAATGTTTTCTTATAAATGTCTGAGTTTTTTTCTTCCAATGCATAGTTTTTCATCTCAATATTCACACCAGAGATATATTTTTCAAGAGATACTTTCGTATTTCCATTAAATTTGCGATCCGTCCCGACAGTGGATTTCACATATCTGTCTGGCTTATAAACCTTGATGGTATCGCTCCGGCTGTCATCTGCTACCGCACCACACGCAAAGCATACCTGTTGCAATGCCTTACGGCACGTCTGGATGGCTAAATAGCCACTTAAAAGTATGTTACCGACTTCTTCATCAATCGTATATTTTTTGATACCGGCAGTGGCAAATATCGCATTCAGTATCACTTCTGCACGGACATTGTTATATACCTGTCCGTCATAAAATGTATACTTATCTAATAACCCAACTACATCAATCAACTTAAATTTTGCAATATTCTTTGAAAAAGAAAAATCGTCGATAAAGAATGCTCCCATAGGAATCATGTTTCCGTTATTAAACTCTGACAATGTGACTTCCTGCGTTTTCTGCACACTCTTCCATGCTCCGTTTTCGTTTTCTGCATCAAAATCATTATTTATATCAACAATTGAAATATCCGCTTCGTTGATAGACAAGGTCGCAGATGTCACATCAATGTCCTCCTGCACCTTGGCTGTCTGGATCATGTCTTTATCCCACACAATATATTTTCCATATAAAATATACTGAAGCTTAATATATCTCTGTGGAAAGCTTGTTCTTACAAATTCAATCTCGATTTTTCCGTAATTCTGCACCTGATTATTGCAAACATAAATAAGGCTGTCCGGGTAAAATGTTTCTGTGATTAATTTTGTACCGGCGATTGTATACCATGTGATTTTCAACTCTGCTGGTGGCTCATCTTCAAAATAAAGTGTGATCGCTGCGGACGTGTGCTGCTCTTGGAACGTGACTGTAATCTTAGGATCTGTTTCAAAAGTACAATCTTCCTTCGATAACGCATCATTCCAAAATGCAATGTCTTTCGGATTTTCCGTCAATACGCTTTTACTTCCATCTAGCACAAATTGGTTCAGTTCAAAAGTCCCATAACTTTTCTGTTCCGTCTGTTCTGCAAATAACTCTATTGAACCTATGCCCTGGTTATCATCTGTCGTGACCGAAGCATCCGCAAGTGCGGTAACATCTATAAATTTCATTTCTGCCCTGCAATATGTTCTCATAAATGCCCCCTTACGGTGTCTTAAATGGTTTTTTACTCGTCATTTTCCAAGACAAGCCTTTATATTTCGCTCCGTTGTCAAATACCTTTTCTACTTCATCTTTAATGGATGAAAAATACCCATAGAAATCAAACTGCTTGCTTGCATCCGGTAAAGATACATGATGGAATCTGTTTTCACAATCTGTTATATGATCCATCAGTTTATCATAAAGTCCCGGATCGTCTATTGTGCCAATTGAAATTGTATAGTTCTTATAGATTCCTATACTCTCAATATGAATATCTCCGTCCTCTGTTCTTTCTGCATACTTTTCCAAGAAATCCAAAGTCCTTTGAATAGACACCATAGGGATATTATATGTAATTCCATCAATGATAAGTCCTTGTGTATACTTATGTACCATCTTATCCCTCCGCTATACCAAGTCTTATTTCTTCGTCCTGCAAATATGGCAGATTGATTCTTGCGAACTCTTTACCATCCACCGCCAGTACTACTGTCTTTGCACCGCTATAGTCCGGCATTTTGCTTGCAAGCTTCGATGCAAGGTCGTCCATCCAGCCGGTGTTATTTTCAAGTGGCAGGATAGCTTCTCTTCCGGCTTCTCCGATTTCTGCGAGTGTCCTTCCGGTTGTTACGCCACCGTTAGCTAAATAAGGTATGTTAATAGGTTGGATTTTTTGTAAATTAAATCCTCCGAATTGTTTGCCACCTAATCCGGGTACCCAATCAGGAACAGTAAAACTAATTTTGTTAATTGCTTCTATGCAGGCATTTATAACACCGCATATAGCATTGTATACAGTGTTTAGAGCGCCTATCAGTAGATTGACCGATGCTTTCAAACTTCCCACTATAACATCCCAAACACCAATAAAGAATTTTTTTATACCATTCCATATTTTTTTCCAATTTAATGTAAATACGCCTTCAAGGAAATCTAAAACACCTTGGAATATCTCTTGTAATCCTTCGCCTATTTGTTTGAAATTTTCCCAAAGCTCCATTCCCCATTCTTTTATGGGTTCCCATACGGTTTGTTTAAAATTTTCCCAATCCGCTGCTATTATAAGCACTAAACCTGCTATCAATGCTGCTATAGCTGCAACTACTGCACCAACGATACCTACCAATGCAAGAAAAACACCAGAAACAATTAATATTCCATTTTTTAGATTTACTCCATTATTTATCAAATCCGCAATTCCTGCTGATATTAAAAGGATTCCAGCAACTACACTGGCTGCAACTGCTCCAAATGCCATAAACGTTCCGACTACCAAGCCAAAAGCAGAAACTAATAATAAGCACGTATTTTGTGCATTTAATCCGTTTTCTCTTATGTCATTAAGTGCAGTTATTAATCCTGCAATAGAAATGACTATCAGAGCAATACCGGCTACCATCGGGCCAAATAAAGCATATAATCCACCGACTGCAAGAGAAGTACCAACGATATAGCCTATTAAATTCTCCCAATCAACACCATTCTTCCACATGTCGAACAGGCTATATATAGTCAATGCAAATCCTGCAATAACAACAAGCCATGAAACAATTGTTCCAAGAATTGAACTCATTGCCAATAAATCTGTCAGAAAACTAGCAATTTTCCATGTCAATAAAGCAGCTGCAATCGCTAAGACAATTGGAAGTATTGCTTCAAATAATTTTTTTACATTTTTTACCCACTCAAAATCCTTTTGGGTTAATGGTACTTCTTCATAGCCGCTACCAGATGCTCCAGATGAGCCACCACTATCGCTTCCAGAATCATTTTTCTGCAATACATTCAAGTCATCAAAAGCCGCCAATGCTCCAGCCGCTTTTTTGGCAGAACCGGCTGTTTTATCAAGAGATGCCGCATAGTCTACCTGCTGCTTCTTTGCCTTTGTCCAAGTGCTTTTTCCGCTTATAGCCGCAATAAATCTGTTCATGGCATTAATGGCATTTGTAAGCCATGTGCATAAGGTTACGATTGCTGGTGTCAATGCAGATATGATAGGTGCTGTCAATGCTCCGATAGAATTTTTCAATGTAGCCGTAGCACTTGCCATTTCAGACATTTTTCCATTAAATTCAGAAGAATACTTCGCCATGTTCTGTATACCTTCTGTAAATGCCTTGGATATGGTCTGAGATACTTTCATGACCGCACCAAATATTGCAAAACTAACTACTGTCTGCTTTATTCGTTTTGTCATGTCAGATATTAAGCCAGAAGATTTTTTTGCTGCTTTTCCTACTTTTTCAATGTTTTTCGCTCCAGAACCAATAGATTTCTCATTGGAAACTGTTTCTCTCATCTTCTGATTAAGAACCTCTTGTTTGCTCTGTACATCAAGAAGCTTTTCAGATACTTTGCTATATTCTTCTGTAGTTGTAGGATCTATAAAAGCATTTCCGGAAGATTCCATTGATGCAAGCTCACCTTTTGCATATTTAATTGAGTTTGTTAATTCCTCAACATCGTATTGCATTCTTTTAAAGGTTGTGCTTTTACTGCTTCCACCTGTTTCTAAGAATTTATCCATTCTGGCAAGAAGTTTATCAAGAGACGCAGTATCTTTTTCTATTTGCATCTGCACAGCCTTATATTCCTCTGTTGGAATCTTTTGACTTGCCAGTTCTTTCAGTGTCTTGGAAAACTTATCAGCTTCTCTTGCAAGCTTCTGAAACTGTGATTCCATCTGCATGAGCTTACTTGATGCTTCTCCATTTTCAATCAACGTTTTTATTCTGATTTCGCCATCATATTCAGCCATGCTAAAACCCTCATTTCTTAAACTGTTTCAATGCTTCCTGTTCTATCTCTTTCTGCTTTCTTATTTCTTCCATCATGCGATCGTAATCGTCTATCTTTTCTTTTTCTTCGCTGGTATACTCTTTTTCTGGCTGTTCCAGAGCATATTCATTTTGTGCGTTTCTGATTGCATCTTTTTCCTTGGAACTCATGTTCTTTTCAATCTTCTTCTGTCGGATCTCAATTACCTCCATGAGAGAAGATAATCTTCTTGGCATATTCCAGATCAAGCCATTAAATTTCCACCAGTGCATATCTGCTACGGACAAATCAATACCGTATATCTGCAAAAAATCTGCATATATTCTCCATTGATCTACATCATAGTCAATAAAACGCTTTGTATTTTTGCTACTGCCGGTATTGTCGTGATACCATCCGTTTAAATACCAGGAAATACATTCATTTAACTCATTGTGCTGTGGATGGTCTCTAAGTTCTCCGTATTCATCAGAGAACATAAGATAAAGAATAGAAGTTGTTTTCTCGTACTCATTCATTTCTTTGTCATATTGTAAAATATAAATCTGCATACCTATGCGGAAATCGGTATTTACTTTGTATCCGTTCCATTCAGTAGGCAAATTGTCAAGCATGACATTGTTCATTATTTTGCCCCACGTCTTCTTACATTGTATCTGTTCTGCACCTGTTCAAAACGTTTATTGAAAAGCTTATTCATAACAGGGATAACCTGCTCTACAAACTCCACGATTGCAAGTTCATCCGGGACAATATCTCCGTAAATCTGTTTCATGGCATCTTCGCCAAACAACCCATCTATACTTTCCGTAATCTGCTTAAGATATTTGACACGAATACTGTTCAGTTCTAATGCTGCATCCACATTAATATCATCCACATTCATATCGTCTTTGTGGTTATTTCTCCATTCGGCGGATTCTTTTTCACAGTTCTCAGATATATTATTTAATTTATCAATAACACCGGCAAATTTCTTAGCTGTGTCTGCATTCGCTGTATCTACTGTTATAACTGTAATAAGATCTCCGTCTTCGTCTTTTATTGCAATTTTTTTTATACCACTGCTTAATTTAATTTCTTCCATAATTAACATCCTTTCCTAATGTGGGACACCAAGGAAAAGTAAGCATCCCACATATGCTAATTTTTAATTAACACCTATGCAATTGGGTAATCTTCATCCAAAGCCAAAGCACTTACTTTAGGTGCCCATGTGAACGATCCATCACCAGCAATAGTGATTGTTCCCTGTTCTACATCTCCATTTCCATTAATCTGGATTGTAGACTTTAAGATATCACCACCTGATCCACCAGTGCTTGATGCACATACAGTTACCGGGATACGAATACAATCTCCCGATCCGCTTGTAATATCAGCTTTAAAGAAGCGATAATAATATGTCTCACACTGATCTCCTGTTGGAAGCTTTTTGAAAATGTCGTTAAACACTGTCTGCATTTCATCTGACAAATGTTCTCTTTCCGGGGACATTGAAAATGCATACCCTTTTACAGAGTTGCTTGCATTTTTCATGTTTACGTACTGTGTGCTTTCTGTGTTAGGTCCCCAGTCTTCTGTAAGCTCTGTGAAACCGTCACCCATTTCAGCAAGCTTTTCAGTCGATCCACCCATAAGGCTTCCAATATCCAAAAGTGAAACCATGTTAGTTCTGTCTTTTGCCATGAGTATTCCTCCTATTTTTTATAAAAATATTTAAGCTGCATATTAATTGCTAATTCTGTTGTTTTTCCATCTGCTGTACCGCAAAATACATCCGATGTGCGGTTGATTTGTTCTACAACAAAATTTTTATCTTTTAACGTAAATTCTCCACTTTCAAGGAACTTTGCAATATTTTCAAGCAGATTGCTTGCTGCAATATTATCCTTGTTTGTTGTTGGATTGCTTTTGTATACGATCTGGAACGTCATTTGTCCGACATAAGAACCGCTGACATATTTTTTCAAATAAACAGGATCCTGCGCCGGAAAAACTCCAATAGACTGAGTATCTTTTATGCTGTTCCATAAGATTGTTGAATTTGATGGTTTAAAACCGGGTGGGAAATCCGGATAACTATTTATCATATCAAGAATAGCTCTTTGCGCCGTTTCTGCATCAGATACAAGCATTATTTTTGGCTTTTCATCCAAATCATTTACCTCCAATCTCAAACCTTGGTATAAGGCTGTAAATACCGATAGTATTAACTTTGTAGCAATTCCCTTTTTCATTTACCATGTACTGGAAGAATTTACCCGGATAATCGTCTGAATTAATTAATCCAACAGGCAGTTCCCTATCAATAAGAAGTTCATCTTTCTTTGCAATCACTACGAAGTCAAAATCATTACTTCTTAAAGTAAAATGTTTTATCTTTTCTTCTTCGCTCATGTTCTCCCAGTCTGGTGGATTAGCATAATTCAATGTGCCGTCATTCGGGATTTTTACAAGAAAACTATCTGCATCTTTCATGCCGGATTTGTTTATGTTCTCTGCCTGTGTAAGCTCGATTCTTACATTTTCAAATAGAGTACCGAAATAATATTCAGTTTCTAAAGTGTCGTTGTAATGCCTGTTATATAAAACCACGGCATCTTTATATCCGATTCCCATAAGCTAAACTCCCATGTACAAAAGGTTTTCATGCCTTGAATCAACCATTCCGGTTAGGTAATTTGATGCAATATCGTAGCACTTACTATTAAGTGCCATTTCTGATTTTGCAATCTCTACCAATGTCGAAGAAGATGCTCCGGCATCATAAGATACTGATTCACTTCCAGAAGTCATGCTCTTAATCATTTTCCCTTTTACAGTTCCGTCCGCATTTGCAATAACACCAAAGTTATTAACTGCCGCGGAGTACTCAGATACATTCTTTAGCAATTCAGCTATTTCGCAGGTACAATCTTTGATATTATCCCACCATGCATCTTCTGATTCTGGCTGAGAATAAAACAAAATCCTGTTTGATGTGATCGCATTGATTCTTCTTTCTGCTTTTCTTTCATATGGAGCAAAGTCTTTTTCGTTTTCAAACAAACTTCCACCATATTTCGTTTGGTAATATTCAAAATCTACATATGACATTGCTCCACACTCCTTATTGCTGTGATAAGATTTCGCTGATAATATCAGCTTTCTTTGTTGCGGTCAGTGAATACCCTTTACTCTCTGCCAGTGCCTTAATTTCTGCAACTGTAAGAGAGTTTAAGTATTCTTCCGTGAGTTCCCCACTAGCATTTACCGCCTGTGTAGTGGGAACTATTCCCCCGGTGTGATTGAAACGTTTGCTACTGCATCAATGTACTCTGCAAAAAGTACAAATCCTAACAGTGCATAAGTTACGCTAGTTGCACGATCGTAATCGCCTTTTACCTTAAATCCGATAAGGTTTGTTTCTCCGCTAACTGTGTAAGAAAGACCGGCTTTCTCAAAATCTCCGTCAGCTGGATCTACATAATAAGCAACGATGTTGTTCACAGGTGTTGCCAGAATTTTTCCTGCTGGGATTTCGTTGTCAGAGCAAAGGAACATAATGCCTGCTCCGAGGAATTCCTTAATATAGGTAAGTCCGAAGGCTGTCTGCAAAGTAATGTTTGAATCTCCAAGATAATCATAGAAATCCATGATATTTGCAAACACTGCAACTCCTGTAGCAGTTTTGTGCATTGACTTGAACTTATTCTTGACAGATCCAATAGCTTTAGCTACCGCCATCTGGAATGTTTTTGCAGTGTTTGTAAGTGTACCAGTTTTCAGATAGTTGTAGAATTTTGTTGTAATTCCATCCTGCAGGTCTGTCTGGAACTCTTCATCTGTCATTTCACAAGCTACTTCATATCCATGATCCTTGATAGCTTCGATAGAAACTTCTTTTGCATATTTTTCAAGAGTAATCTCTGAATAAGGTTTATCTTTTACCTCGTAATGTGTTCTTGGAATCACATCACCTTCTGCTACAGTTCCGCTCTCTAACGTTCCCTCTGCATATTTGCTTTTAAGAATAGTTCCGGGCTGTTTCCTAATTGCTCTTGAAATTCCAAGAATTTCTCTTAAAGCTTCCCAGTTTCTTTCAAAAGATGTAACAAAATCAATTTCCCTTGCCTTTACATCAATGTCTCCTGTTGTAATCAGTCCTGCGTTTGCTGCAAAGAACTGCAAATTTGTGTTCATCGTTAATCTGTTTTTGTTCATATAAAACTCCTTTACTGTTGGAATAAAGAAATGTTTTCGGCAATTGCTTTCTGACGTTCTGATCTATCTTTGATAGATAAAATGCTCTCTCTTGTTGCATGCTTATCACCACCGGGATCATTTTCATTCGGTTTTGTAAAATGCGCCGGCGGATTCTGCTTATTTACAAATGCATTTGCATCTGTCTTTTTAGCTTCCTCAATAAGATCACTGAACCCTATCAGCTTTCCATTTCTCACGCTTACGCCTTTGGAAATGTCTTCCATAATGGCTTTCTTTGCAGATTCAGAAGTAAACTCGATTTCCGCAAATGCTTCTTTCAAAAGTTCATTCTTCTCATGCTCTGCGATTTTGGCTTCGTAATCTTTTTTGGAATCCTCTGCCTGTCTCTTCCAGTCATTACGCTCTCTTAAAATGTCTTCCGGACTTTTTCCATCCAACCCTTCAAGCATTCTCTCTGCTGATTCTGCCCTGGTTTTCCACTGTTCGGATTCTGATGAAGCTTTTTTAACTTTGTCTTCCATTTCTTCTTTGGAATACAGCTCTTCACCCATACTCTTTTTAAGAGACTCTTTCTGTTCGTCTGAAACTTCAATTCCGAGTTTCTTTAATTCGTTTGCTACGTTTACCATGTTTCTACCTCTTTCTTTCCAAGTTGTTACTCCGGTCAGTCCGGCACGATTGAGTTGCTATTTACTCCATAGCTGGCAATTGGGAATGAAGGAATCGAACCCTCGACAACCCGGATATAAGCCGTGTCTTCTTCCACTGAATTAATTCCCAAAAATAAAAAAGCACGCCCAAAATAGGACGTGCCATGCATCATCCCATAATTATTCTAGGTTAGCGAACAGAATCCCTTTTTCTGTCCGGTACTTTTAATATTCTTTTCAATATATATTTTAACCTATTTTAAACAACTTTTTGTACCATTTTAAAAAGGGCAGATTGCTCCACCCCTTTTTGCTATTTCCCACCAAAATACCTTCTAAGTACTTCTTTTTCTTCTTCCACAATGCAATCCTTTCTTAATCTGTTGCACTGGTCGTATATATACTTTCCATACTCTTCTAATTTGGCTATCATTGCATTTTTATTTTCCAATGTAGGATTTTTAATGTATTCTTTTTTAAGCCCTATATAGTCCTCATACTGCTTTATAACATCCATTTTCAATTACCCCATTCAAAATATCATCTGCTATGCTAACGACTTCTTTTCCATAAAGAGAAAGAAAATCAGCTACGATTTCCTCTACATCTATTGGAATTTGGCAGTCATATGAAAATGAAGCGCAGTGTACCAACTCATGAGATAGAACTCTCTCTAACAGACTTCCGCTTAATGCATTTGACAAATAAACTGTTCGTGTGCTCCAATCTGTAACACCAAGTGTAATTGTTCCGTCTGAACGCATCAAGCATTCACTATTAGGATTTACATATAAAATATTCCATTCAACATTATTGATTTTAAACACTGCGCTCACCTCTTAGATTTTCTGTAACATCATCTGTAATTCATTTCTCCACATCTGCTTTTCTTCCGGAGCTGCATCTGATGTCATTTCAGTAATATCCATCTGCATATCTCGCAAATAATCTTTTCTTGCTTTTGCACGCTCTTTTTTATCTTCTTCTGAATTTCCATGATGGTTTTCTCTGGTCTCCATATAAGTACGTCTGGAAATACCGGCTTTTCCCTCTCTTGAATCCCTCGGATATGATCTGTCTCCCATCATTCCAGTATCTGTATACATCCTTTTCAGATCTTTTTTATCCATATCTCTCATGTGCTCTGTATCTTGGTAATCATCCGGGTACATGTGATAATATGGTGGCTCATCATATCCTCTTCGTTTTCCTCTTCCCTTAGGTGCGAATCTTCCATCAGCATAACGATACCGGTCGTAATATCTTTTATCATCCCCATACTCTAAAAGCTTTTCCATGATGTCTGCTTCGTCCACTTCGTTCATTGCCTTAGTAATTGTGGCATAATACTCAGCTTCTGACAGATCCTTCATCATGTCAATCACTTCTCCCATTTCTTCTGTATTGACATTCTCAATCCCTTTTTCAATCTCACACAAGGATTTTTCAGCAAGGCATTCAAGCATTTTATGAATTCTTTCAATATGCATATACTAGGCCTCCCTTACTACAATTAAATTACTGTTTTGAACCTCGATAGACTGTCCAGATGTATTCTGAACCGCTATTGTGCTGCAGCATCCACAAGGAACATCCACATAAACCTGTGCAGATACATTGAATAAGTTTTCTACTGCCGCAGGCGTCACAATCATTCTTGTAGACTGTAAAGGCTCTCCGTCAATTGCGATTGCAAGAGAAATAGCTTCCACCGTTCCACCGGTTGGGATCTGGATATTTCCGCTATAAGATACAAGAAATCTTGCTTTGCACTGGTTTGTGATTCCTCTTAATTTAACTACTCCGCTTCCCTGTCTGTGAACGATACATTTTGTTCCGCAAACCGGTGTCTCAGTAAATGCGACATCTTCTCCTTGCAGGACAGTCTGTAAAGCATTGGCTGTAAATTCTGACATAATATTTTCCTCTCTTTCAAAAATATAAGGGCAAACATTAAAGTCTGCCCTTTGTGTTTAAGTAATACTGCTATGCAGACATAATCTTGTCGATTAAGATACTTTAATTATTCAGTTGTAATTAACATCCGCATCCATTGTTACAACCGCATCCATACGGAATGTATGTGTTTGGGTTTGGCACCTGGTATGCTGGGATTGGTGATGGATTAACAGCGCTGATAATATGATTTGTCTGTGCTGTCATAGCGGTAGTCAGAAGTGCGTTCTGTCTATCCTGTGATGCTGCAAGTCTCAAATCATTATTTTCTGCCTGCAACGTTGCGATCTTATCCTGGCATAAGTAGTCAAGTATCGCTCTTGTTCCGGCATTCTGGCTGTCGATAATATCTCTCGTGTTGTTGTTCATGGTGTTCTGTAATGCGCAAGTGTTCTGCGCCATGTTGAAGTTTACACCCTGGATAGCTTCACGAGTTTCGCAGCAACAATTTGCAAGCTGAGACTGAATAGCATTTGCATTCTGCATTCCTGCTACTGTGTCCGCATTAATTGCCTGCTGAATGCTGTTAAATCCTGTCAGCATTCCGTTGTTTACTGCATAAAAGCCATCACAAAGACCATTTGTAATGCCATCAAGCTTACTTATGACTGCTGAATTGTCAAATCCTCTCTGGATATCAGCCTGTGTAGCCGCAGTTGCGGTATAACCGCCACCACCATTACCACCGAATCCATAACCGCCCCATCCACCGAACAAGGCAAAGAGGATAATGAGAACCCACCAACCACCATCGCCCCATGCACCATCATTACGGTTTCCACCAGTAACGGCGGCAATGTCCGCTAAACTTGGAGATGAATTAAACATATGTGTTCCTCCTAATAAAATTTATTTATACATAATCTTGCAAGAATAGTATCAATGTTTAAACTGGCTCATGATTTCTTCCGGGTTAAGACCTTTTTCTTTGCACAAATTTCTGGCAAGTTGTTCCAGCCCTTTATTGTCTCCACGGTTCATCATGTCGAATGTATTTTTCATGATCGGATTATTTGAAAATTGAGAGTTGCTCATCATTTGACTTAATATCATCTTAGGGTTTCCACCGCACTGGATCATCTGCATTAAATTCATTCAGAATCGCTCTCTTTCTTTGCTCTGGTAGTCCTCTGGGACTGAGTTATTTTAGCTTCTATTTGGTCTAATCGCTCCATTATAGGGGCAAACAATGTTGCCGTGTCTTCTTTCGGTAATTCGTTCTGCTTTCCGTCTAACTGCGGTTTATATGTCACTGTTTGAATAAGGCCATTAGCACTCCACGATTTTATATATATCTCTGATCCATCTGCTTTCGGAAAAATGGCAAATGGTGCATTCATGGGAACGTCATTCGCTGTGACTTCCTCAACAGAATTAACCATTCTTCCGCAAAGTCCAGCTTGCTGCGGCATGATCTGTTGTGGGAATTGCTGTTGAATCTGCTGTGGCTGTTGATATTGAGGATAAGAATACTGATTATATCTCTGAAACTCGTACATAATAAACCTCTCTTTCTATTTTCATTTTATTATTAACAACACAATTGAACCACCCCAGCAAAACCTCATTAAAAGGACACAAAAAAGACACCCTTAACGGATGCCTTTAATGAGGAGAAAGTTATGTAAAATGTTGTCCAGTTACCCTAAGAATTTTATGTTGCATTTTTACGTTGATACGTCCTGCTGTCTTCGTTGAAACATGCATAATTTCTGCACATTCTTCCAAAGACTTTTCTTTCTTCCGTAAATCAAAGAGCGTTTCTTCTGTCGGTGTGAAATCACACAATTCTTTTATATGCTCTTTTTCTTCTTTGGTAAAGCACGTAACAATGTTTTTCATTTGCTTTACCTCATTTGGGGAGTTTCCGGCTATGACGGTGAGTTGTTATCTCGCTTGATTTCCACTGCATTAATTAAAGAAAGGTGGATAACCAAGTATGTATGGTTAACACGTTATTATAATAACATATTATTCCACTTTCGTTGTACCATTTTTTTCGATTTTATTTTTATAAGCCGTTGCTCGTCCATTTGCAATCGCAGACTGTTTTTTACTAAATCCAGAAACCTTCGTTCTATCGCCTTGCAATTGAAGATCGTTATTCTTACAGAATGATTGAAGCCTTTTATTCTGCATTCGCAGTTTATATGACAGTTTATCATATTGAGGTTGCAAGATCTCTTTTACATCTGTTTCGGCAATCATATCAAGTTCCTGTTTCTTGGTCATAATTTCACGCTTTGTTTTACGAATTTCTCTTTCAAGGAATCTCTGCTTCTGCTGCAAATCATAAAGTTTTTGGCTTTCATCTGCATTTATATTCACATTTCCGTTTTCATCAAGGTACTTATTTACCATGCCTTTTCGCCACGGGCCATGTGAATGTCTGCAATTGTATCCGTGAAGTCCTAAGAGATTTACAACAGTTCCCGTCCCGGTTTTAGGGTCTATGGTATAACCTGTGCTTTCAAGAAGATTCGGAAATCCCGGTTCGCTCCCAATTATTTTATATGCCTTGCCTTGCCAGTGATCGTGAGATGGAATACCTGTTGGATTCTTTTTATCATATCTGGCACCCGGATGCGCTGATACCAGAACATACTCTATTTTATATTGCGCAATATAAATGTTCGTCACTTGTGCCGCAGTCTGATTCATAGATGTGACGATGCAACACCTAACTGCCGATTCAAGAGAACGTTTCGTTCCAGTAGGATATTCTACCATAACACCAGATTCCGCATATCTATCCAGAACTTCGCAGACTGCACTGCTGTAAGACTGCATTCCAGATGCAACTCTATAATCAACCTTATTCAGCATGTTGAGCAAGTCTTTTTGTGTCTGGTTAATGGTTGTCTTTGTCAAATTATCAAGTTCTCCGAATGTTTTTATTAACTCTGCATTCATTGCCAGAATTGCCGTATTATTTTTTAGCGGAGATATAATATCGGATGCTGATATCTGCGTCAAGACTTCTTTATCATCCGAGAATGATGTCATAACACTATCCCTTAATAATCTGCGAACCTCATTTCTTGACTTTCCAGACATTTCAGATATTCTTTTTACAATCTCTGTGTTATGCAGTCCCATCTGTTGGAGTTTCCACAATTCTCGGTCGGCAGTTCCTGACAATTCACCGGATTTTATCAATCGTGTTGCAATATCTGATATAATCCAATTTTCAAGATCTTGATACATTTCAACCAGTTTATCAGTTTTTCCGTAAAAATAATCCGGTTTAAGCATTATCCTTTCCCAACCTCTCTTTTAACAAGATCAATCCACTGCTTACCGTGATTTTCTTTTGCAGTTTCAAACCATTGTTTACCTGTTCCCGGTGTGTTATATTTTAATTCTGTTCCTGTCGGATACTTCTTTTCTCCATGATTCGCCCATGATCTACCGTCTGCCGTTAAATAAAGTTCGCCTACATACTGATAATGCGCATATAGTGTGTCTACTGTAATCAATCCGGGTTCTTTTATCTGCGTCTTGTTTCTTAAATTGCCCTGCTGCATAGGTGTGTATTTTCTCATGTCATTTACAACCTGCTCGTCAAGAACATTCTGAGCATTTCTTAAATTTTCATCTATTCGCTTAGTATCAAGCTTAATATTAAAGCTTCCAATGACTTTATTATATTTCATATTAACGCATCCATTTCTATCACTTTTCTAAATAAAACTTAATCGTCTCTATCGCAGTCTTTTTCTGAAGCTTTACTTGAACCATCTCCGGCGGTTCAGGTTCAGGGATAATATATCCACCTTTTAAAATACCATTTTTAGAAAGCTTCGGTATTCCTTGAATTGTTTTACTCTTCTCCAAACAGACCACCACTGTTCCTTTCCGCATCTTCCTGCGCTCTCTCTGCAAACATGGCATCTACTTCATCATCATTGAATCCCTCGTATTCCTTAAGGTATTTACGCTTAGAATAAATACCTTGAATCATTAAATTATATGCTCTTGATCTGTCCTGTTCGAAGCTCGCAAGCAAATCTTTAAAATAAAATATATCTTCGTCCGGTACATCATCATCCAGTGCGTCCACATAGCCGGCAGGGATTCCGTAAAGGTCGCAGAATACATTGATTGCATAAATAAGATTTTTTAATGCTGTCTTTATGCATTTTCGAATATCGTTAATCGTCTCTACAGTCTCATTGTCATCGCTTTCAACCTGTGTTGCTGTCAATCTTCCAGATTTTCTGTCGAGGATAAACTGCCCCTGTGAGAATCCGCATTTTGTCGAGATCATAGAAAGAACGCTGTTAATGTCTGTGATTCTGTCAGAAGTGAGCATGGTAGGGACGTGTTCATCAATCGTACTTTTTGCATCAAGCCCCAATTTCAAGCTTTTAACGAACCGAGGAAGCTTTACTGTTGAGACACGTGTTCCACCTTTGCCCTGTTTTGTCATAGCATTCTCATCAATGAAAGTAATGTGCTGTGAATCCTCAACCTCATTTCCTTTTTTACTCCATGCGATATCAAGATCTCTAAGCTCCATGAGCGCATTTGAGAAAATCGATACACCTTCCGGGGATGAGTAGTCGATTGTATTATTGAATGGAGTTTTTAAATAGGCGAACAGCGGCTTTTCTACATTCATAATATGAACGACTTCTTCAATCGAAGACCATTCTGGAACGTCATGCAGTTCTATCTTTTTGCCAAGTGAGTTACTGCTGTTTGACTTAAACGCTCTGTTCTGGATCTCGTACACGTTCATCTCTTCGCCCTCTTTATTTTTTGAGGTCGTGAAATGATGGTATTCAAGCCGGTAGTAGTACACTTTATCTTTTATAAGTCGATTAATAAAGATACATCCTCTAATATCTCCGTTGCTGGTCTTTTCTGTAATCGCAAAATCCCACGGCATAATATAATTTATCATGTTGTCTGGATTCATTGAGCCGTTCGGCTTTAAAATAATCCCACCAACTCCCAGCATATCTTCTACTTTATCCCGGATAGAAGTGTCAGCCATTGCCCTGATGCACTTATTAATAAAATCCGCTCTCTCCGAACCAGTTATGCTCACTGACAAATCCATACATGATTTCTTCGCTGTGTACTGGCAGAGGAATTTTGCAAAATTTATTGTCCTGATGTCTTTATTTTTCGGATCCACCCAAAAAGGACTCCCATTAATGATGTCGTTCCATTTCTGCTGTGAGTTTTCAATCTCCGGAGAAGTGATAAACTCGACATTAAATTCTTTCTCAGCATCTGTTCTAAAAAACTTCATGATCGTCTCCCTTATTTTTTCAAAAAAATTCATTTTTTAATCCTCATAATCATCGCTATCTTCTTCCTCATCATCATAAAGACCGTCATTTCTTCGGCTGGTCATGATAATCCTGTTCAGTGCATAAATGTTTGCCATAATCGTATCTTCTTCTAAAGTCGGGTATGCATCCGAAAATGAACCATCTGGAAGCTGCTCATGCTCTGCTTTTACAAACTCTTTTTCTGTATTCGGGCAACGTTCTGGATCAATGACAATCTTATTGCATCGCTGAAGCCACTCCCAGCAGTAATCCCTTCCTTTTCCGCTTCCCCATCTTTTCTTTGCCCCGATCGCATTGAATCCCCAGTCCTGCATCTCTGCTATTCCGTCCGGTCTGGCAGAATCGCATATAATCTCGACATTCATAAATTTCTTTATCTTCCTGGCAAAGGTAGAGTTTTTACATTTTTTAGAATACACTTCGCCAAAAATATAAAGAGTGTCCGTCTCGTAATCGTAATAGTTCTGGCTGAACACCTGTGGGTGTGTGTATCCGAAGTCCAAACCGTGGTTTACTGTGTCAAATGTCATTAACTCCTCATCCGATATTTTTCGGATTTCTAAATTGTCGAAGATGCCGCCGCCTGTTCCAGTGACTTCCCCAAGATAGTTGTTTTTATAATATAATGGTTTATGAATCCTGAACCACTCCGCACGCTCGAAAAATCGTTTTCCAAGCCACTTTACCGGGACATTATAATAATAGCTATGACAGATCCGTGTCTGTGGCTTATTCTTGCATTCTTCGGTGTACTCATTCATAAAGTTGTTTTTTGACTTCGGAGGATTGAAGATTTTAATATCAAGCGCCGGTGTATCTGCTCGCAGAAATGTATCCTCGATGTTATCCATCTGCTCCACACCTGCCATCTCGTCACACTCTTCATGGATTAAAAGCTTGACATATCCGAATGGCACATTGAACGATTTTAAGCTGATAGGCTTATCTGCTCCCGCGAACATTACCATCTGCCCGGTCGGCTTATACACCGCACACATCGGAGACTGCTTAAAGTCCCAGTTATCCAGATCATTACACCGGATCACGACCTTCATAAACTGATTATAAACTGATCCTCGCAAGTCGACCTTATATCGTCTGGTGTATACGATATGCGCCTGGGGATCCTGCCGAATGGTTTCATATGCTAAATCTCCCCAAAAGTTCGACTTAATAGAACCACGCCCACCCTTCGATATGATCTCGTGTATGTCTATCTCTCCGGCAAAAGCTTCATGCACTGTCCGGTATATCTCCACAAAGTCGGATGTAATGTCCGTGATCGGGATCGTCCAGAGTGCCGATTTCTCTCGCTTTTCCTTTTCCTCTCGCTCGATCTTCTGCTTTTCTGCTATGGTCAGTGCCTTTTCCAGTCCGTCCATCGCCTTAAGCTGATCGGAAAAGTCTGGAGAGAATCCAAGACCGTCCACGACTTCGCCCTTTGCGATTTTACTTCTCCGCTCTTGGATTTCTGCTAGTGACATGATATCCCGGTGCTGTTCTTTCTCGATTTGCTCCATTTTTTTCGCTATATATTCTGTAATGACAGTTTTTGACAGCAGTTTTTGAGCGCTTCTATTCGCTCCATTTTCGCTATATCCTGCGCTTATGTATGCCTGTGTGGCATTTCCGCCATTCTTTATATACTCGTCTGCAAATGCTTTCTGTTTCGGTGTGAGTTCTCCCTTCATCCGCTCACCGCCTTATAAATAGCAATCAAGCAGAAAATAACATCTGTGATAGATGCCGTTTTGAGAATCTCATAATCTTCTGTTTTCCATTCTTGTCTATTTTTCTTAAAGGTGCACACTGGTGTGAGGATTCTGTAAATTGTGATCATGCGCTTCTGGTCGTCGCTATAAAATTGATTTTGGTTTATTTTTATGATCAGTCCGTACTGGACAATCGCAGTCTGAAGCTTTTTAACTTTTCCTTTTAAATTTGCCAAGGCGCACACCTCCCATCATTTTACTTATAATTTTATTATAAGATATTTTTTAACTGTTTTTGTTCCATTTTTAGGCATAAAAAAAGCGGCTATATTTCAAGCCGCTTTCTATTAAAATCTTAAGTAATAAGTTCCGCCAAATTCATTACATTTACATTTTTTTACAGTATCATCAAAGTTCATTTCGTTCATGGTGGCATATCCGCTTGTACACAGGCTTCGATCTATTGTCCGAAGCCTAAAGCTCATTTCACTTAGGCTTTCAGCGACACTAGCTTCCCACTCGTTACCATTATCATCCGCCACCTGCACAACGTACCCGCGTCCCCTGTTTGAAGCCCATTTAAAAGTCTCTCTTAATGTTTCAAAATCTTTTCCTTCGTCAAAAATAATACCTTCTTTATTTTTTAATACGCAACTATACATAATTTTATCTCCTTTTTTTCAAATTAATATCCTAGGTTTTTACTGGTCAATGTCCGGCAGAAATTCTCCGGTGTGTAATTCTTCCGCAACAATCCTGTACGCTTTTCGGATTGTGCTGGCTCTATTTACCAGATACTCCCAGCCCTGCACGTCTTTTTCTTTCCAGTCTCCCATGTACTCGGCTTTCACTTCTTCATCAAGATTAATAAAATCCATGATGTCTGTGTCATGTCTGTTTTCAATTTCCTTCATGAGTTCATCTAACTTTTTGTAACATTTTCTTAATTCTTCCATAGTTTTATCCCCCTCTAAGCTCTTTCTCTTAAGTCTTTAACTGTACAGTTTTTATAAAACTCCTTATATTTTTCAAATGTGTTCTTTTTGCTCCAATCTTTTTGTATTCCGCTTACATTTTCAAAATAGTTTTTATCTCTCTCGTATAAAAGATGTAAAAGATCCTCACGCTTCATCTTGTTAATTTCTGTTTTCGAATAACTATAGATGTTTTTTAATTCTTCCATTTTATTTTCCTCCATGTGTTTTGTTTTCCTTGTTTCTGATATTATCATACATCATTAGTGCTTAATTGTCAATACTTTTTTAGTGCTTAATTTTATTATTTTTTCATTCTGTCCATTTTGTCCAATTCTGCAAGAATTAATTCCCGGGCGAATGAACTCGTTTTCAAACCGTATGAATTGATCCGATCAATCGTCCCCTTTGGAAGAATTAAATTGATCCTATCCTTATTTTTCATGCATTTTTTAACTGCTTCCCTGTTTTTCACAGCTTTTTCTTCTGATGTCATTTCTGCCATTCCTAAAATCTCCTTTTCGGTTTTTCTTTCATTATATATTATTTAGTGCTTAACTGTCAATACTTTTTTAGTGCTTAATCAAAATGCACAATTTGCAGTTTATTATTAGTGCTTAATTTTGTGCAATATGTCAATTGTTATTAGTGCTTAATTATGCTATTATAATATTAACAAAGGAACAGAAAACAAGTTAATAAAAAACGAAAGTGAGGATTTGAATATGACTGGAGCTATTAAAATCAACGGAACATATGGAGTGAAAATTGGAAATTTACAAGTATTCACTTATGAGGGTGCTGTTAATGCTTATAAAATTTTCTGTGAGCTCTTCAATCGTGACATGACAATGGAAGCGTCAGCGGTTATGAGTGATGCATCACTCGATATGCATAGGATCGGTTTTACTTGGGACGAAATCGAAGCGATTGAATTGTCAGTATTATGAGCCGAAACGCTCCGTCTGGAGCGTCCACCGTGGAATGGTCGCCCGGTGCTGATGATGGCAGAACGCACAAAATGAAAGTGAGGAAAAATTTATGAAAACAATAGAAAAAGTCGAGATTAAAAAGTTAAGTTTCCCAGTTGGTAACATTTACAATTACCACGCTATGATTTTTAGAAGCGTTGACAACGGAAAAACATTCGCATATTGCGGATGCGGTAAATATTTCGCAACGTTTGAAGAAGCTGAAGCATATAAGGCAGAAATCGAATTGCAATAGTCGAAACCGCCGCCCGGCGGTCTGTAGGAACTGCCACACCTGCACCGATGAGACAGGGCACGCAATGAAAGGATGGTTGATTTTATGATTGAAAAAATAATGATACTACATGAATTGAAGCTTGCTGGATTTGACATTTCTGAAAATCTTGAAAAAATGTATCGAAAATATGGGAAAGAAGAATTTCAGAGAGTAGCACTTACTAGCGGATACGGTTTTATTTTAAAATAATAAAGAATGTGGAGGAATTGGACGTATGAAAGAATTTAAGGTACATTATAGTTATTTAAGCGGACACGGATTTTTTACAATGACTATAAAGGCAGAAAGTCAAAGCGATGCTAAAAGAATTGCTGCCGAAATTTTAGACACAAGAATTTTTAAACTGATTTAACCGCCGCAGAGGATAACCGCCGGATCACTACCGGCGGCTTTTTTTGTGTGCGGATTTTTATTTTTATATCCAGCATCTGCCTTGCATATTTTTACAATACAGCCATTTTTATGCGTGCGTGCTATATTTATCCTATGCGTGAGAAAAACTTGTCTATGCGTGCCATGCGTTCGTTATGCGTGCATTTTAAATAATATGCGTGAATTAAAGCATCATGCGTATCTGTCCGTTGCTTTCTTCTTCGTACAAGCTCCGGCTGTTGAGCATCCTTAATGCCATTTTCTTTTTTCTGTAAAAATGCGTGCGTGAAATCGGCATAATCCCATAGTGTGCTTCCATTTTGTCATATGAGATATTATTTAAAATTGATTCTGCTATTTTATCGCCCAGGTAATCGTCTATGCGTGTGCATATCTCTATCGTTTCCTCTCTGCTCATTTTAAACATCTCCCCATGCGTGACAACTATGTTTCTTACACCATTATACCATATATCAGTTTATAAAAACACAATATATTATCGTATTCATGCAACATTATTATATTTTTATTCATTTAATCATTGTTCTTTGATATGTATTTTTTTACCGGTTCTTTCTTGGTTTTTTTAATACTTTTCGGTATGATCTCCTTCTGCTAACAACCACTAATTCACTTTTATTTTCGTAAATTATTAGCCAGCTGTCCGGTATAAGTCCTCTCGACTTCAAAAATATTCTTTCCTGATTTGTCGGTTCTCTTCTTTTATATTCTCTTTTTAACATGTCTCCTCTCCTTTATTTTTCACTAACTGCTTGTCGTCAAACCATTTTATCGTGCCACCGCCAAACTTTACTTCCGGCTGTATGATAATGCTTTTTCCTATATGTTTTACTTCACCGTTTTTTATTGCAGTGAAAAAATGCAATGTTGTTTTATCCATGTTTTCAATACCTCCGTTAAAGTTCAGTTTACCTATCGAACATACTCATCTGTCCGGGTATGTCGTTGCTCTGCATCCACCATAAATATACTTCCTCTCCGCACGTCCACTTTGTGTTCTTTCCTCGGAATCTCCTCATTTCAAGCATCCGATCAAATGCTCTTATATACGCAGTTTTATATTTGGGGAAATCATATATTTCCCGTTCTCTCTGACATTTTTTTGCCAGAGGACAGGCTATACACCCAAGTCTATCATATCCCCAGGAATACATCTCGCAAACCGGTATATTTTCGCCATTGATAACGTTCCATATATCCACTGCTTTCCAGTCAATAATTGGATTAACTACAGTTTTAGCTTTCATCTGGCAGTTTTCAAATAAACGTCTCGTATCGTCATTGTCTGTTATAAGCATTTTTTCATCAGAAACGCCTATGCTTTTATTCGCTGTCTTTCCGAGGACTTCAAATGCACTCCTACTGCTTCTCGCCGAGCTTTCTTCCCATCTAACACCAGTGGCAATCATCCGGTTTGCATTTCCACCTTCTTTCAATTCTGAACAGCAATACCGGACAACCCTCGTTGGTGGCATCAACTTTATAGGAATCAAATTCCACATCGTCACTCGCTGCCCGTTTCCCTTATCATGATAATCTACAGTACACTTAACACCTTTCAATTCTAATCTTCTGAATGTTTCTCTTATATGGTATACCGTAGGTGGCGCATCTACTGTGGTATGTGAATTATGAACCTCAAACGGTATTCCGCTTTGCTCAAACACCCACAGTAATGCGTCCGAATCTTTTCCTCCTGAATACTCGCAAACAAGCGGTTTCCCATAATGGGATATGGACATTTCGCTTGCCAGCCTCACACGATCTATTGATCTCTTAATAAAATCTTCCAACACACCACACTACATTTATCCGTGTGGTAAATTTACAATCTGCCTTATAGTCTTTGGGAGTTATTACCGCTGGCCGTTAGCCTTTTCTGGGGCGATACCTAAGCAGCGTATTAATAGCTGCTATTTCTCAGGCGAACCATGACATTCCATTCTGGCATTTATCAATTTTTACAACCCGGATTCTGATTCCGGGAAACCTCGTTTCACGAGGATAAGTGTTATTCCTTTCTCATAAACATGTCTTTTATCATAGTTATCACCTAAATTCTAAATAGTTCAGTTTAACTGATTAGTTCTTTACACATGTTTTTAAGTTCAGCGTAATATTTTGCTTCATCATCAAGTAACTCAGTGATTGTTTCTAAAAATACTCTTTCCGCATCTTCCCAACTATGAATATCATCATCGATTAATTCCTGCACGTCTCCGTTAAGGAATTGATAACCATATATTTTTTCATTTTCGGTACTTTCGTCAAATAACGTTGCCACTCTATCTGTGTCATATGCATATAACACTTTCTGCTTATTCCAATAATCATTTTCAGGTGTTACTTCTACCAATGTCATAAATTTCTTTCCTCCAATAATTTTTCTATAATTTTATTTTTCTCTTTTTCAGTGTCCATACATCCTTTTATATAGCCACCTTCTTTTGCTTTGCGAATTTCATCATCAAGACTGTTAATAATCGTTTTTATTGCCAATGCGATATCCTGTGCGAAATATCTATCCAAATCTTCTGGAGATAATCGCACCTTTGCAATTAATACCGCTTCTGCAAAATCCATCTTTTCGTCACCGTAATGATACATACTCGTTTCCTCAATTTCTAAATTTCAGCTGTTTCCAAAATGGAAATAGCTCAGTTTAAATACTTATTGATTGCTTCTTCTACATCTGATAAACGCACCCACTGGTCAACTTCCTTATCTCCTTCATAAATTGGTGCATCTTCCTGTTTAGCACGTTCCGCAACCTCCGCCATCACGGCAACGGAATAATTTATAAGAGTTTCTTTTTTAATTTTATCTATTGCATCCTGTTTATTAATTAATTTTCCCATATCTTCTCCTGCTATAAATTCTAAATGTTCAATTTTATTCTATGGTATCCAGTAATCTCCTTCTAATGCATTTTTAATTCCGCCTCCTAAACAAGAAAAGAAAACGCCCTCTTCGTCACAATCGTTTTGCCAAAGTCTTGCACCTAAATCATTCAGAATTTCACTTGCTTTTTTTAATATTTCCTTTTCTTCCTCTGAAAAATCAATGTCTACATCATTACTCTTATAAAAGTTAGCCATCTTTGCACCTCCGCAAATCTAATTTTTTCCAAAACCTTCGTCCTGCTTGTACCAGTCAGCTCCGCATTTTTCAAAAGCAAAAATCGTAATGCTTTATGATATGGTTCATCCGGCATCATTATTTCCCATACATCCAACTTGTACGTATCCTCATATTTTTCACGACTGAATGGTGTAGTCATTACCATTCTGGACAGACGGTCCGCATCTTCCTGTATACACCGGAAAAGATTCACAACATCATGATCAAGATCGTTGATTGTTTCGATATCAGATACCGGCTTATTAAACAATACCGCTCCACTGCCGAAAAATGGTTCTACATAACTATGATGTTCCGGTATCAGTTCGACCAACTTTGAAGCTATGTTCCACTTACTTCCCGGATATTTCAATACTGTTCTCATTTTTTCTCAAAGGAACCCGATATATCGTTGCCCCGGCCGGAGGTTCAGCTCCTTTCTGTATATTGACATTCAAAAAAATTGTAGTATTATATTCTTATCCAAATAATTATGGCCAAGTAGCTCAGTTGGAAAGAGCCATTGTCTAACTAACAATGCGGTCGCGGGTTCGAATCCCGCCTTGGAATACAACGCACCTGTTTTTTACAGGTGCTTTTTTTATATACTTTTACATCATCTGATCTAACGGCATATCCATAACTAATACTGCTTTAGACATCACCCCCACCTCCTATTTTTTATACACTCTCCATGCTTCAAAGCTATTTCCTTTAGGTACATCGCAAAGCCAATACGTTGTACGTGTTTCTCCATCTTCATCAGTTCCAAAACCATAATAAATATAGGCTTCTTCTACCGTTAATTCGTTTACGTTACACCCATATTCTTCCGCGCCAATTTTTAAAGCTTCTTCCTTGTTGTATTTACTCGCATTGAAACCAAGTGAATCGTCGTCTCCGCAAAAACAGTCATAATCAAATTTACTCATATTCTCACACTCCTTCCGGCTTCTCGCATCGTTCAAATTCAATCACCCACACCCAAGGTGAGGCATTCCAACCGTAGCGGTCAAGATCGGACTTCTTGATGGTAGAATCCCAGAGTCTTGAAAAAGCATATCTTTTTTCTTCTCCATTCAACACATGAGGATATTCCACCTCTACACCCTCTCTGCAAATCTGCTCCGATGTGATTTCCTGCAACCGCTCCACCCTCACATCCGTAACCTTAAGCCAGATACGTGCCGCTTCTTTCGGCATGTGGATGGATGGTTTCCACTTTGTAACATCGGCAATGTCATTTCTTTGCCAATCTTCGTAGTAATAGTATCCGTTCGGTGCCTTTTTCCATGTTTCCCGGACATACAGGATATCGCCAGGCTCGCAAGGCAACTTAAAAAATTTCTCTCCATACCCATCTGCAAATGTACCTCTACACGATATGTACCCTTTAGGTGTAAAAGCGGTATATCCCCATACTGCATCATCAGGAATAAAGCCTTTTACAATTCTTCTCGTTGCATCTTTTCTCCCATCCAGAATCGCACGAACCATTTCTGTATTGAATAAAATCGGCTTAATTGCCATCTACTCCACCTGCCTTTACAATCTCCAACAAATCATCTACCAAATCCTTGACCTCATACATCATCATAGTGTCGTAGGATTTTGACTGCTGATCTGTTGTCTTATTTCCATACTTCGTACAGTCTTTAAGAAATGCTGTGCGTTCTTCCAACTGTTCCACGACCTCGTCCGGGTCGTAGGCGGTCGGCTGTGCATCAATCTTCTGCGCTAACGCATAGAACATATCATCACTACGTTTCTGTGTAAGAAGAATATCCATAAACCATTGTTGATATAATTCTTGCTTTAATGTCTCATCATCAATCAATCTTCCCATCGTTCGCCCTCCTGTTCCACGCTTCTACAGCTTTATTCCTGCAAGAATCAATGTTTACAATTGCGGTATCTTCTTTTTTCATATCAGGACAATATCCACTTGCTCGAGCATGGCAATTTTCACACTCGCACCATATTGTAAATCCTATGTATTCTTTTTCTGCCGCTTTTATCTTGCATTCTCCGCCACAAAACGGACATGGCTTCAATTTTTCACTCATTCTTCATCACTCCAATCTATGCACTGTCCACATGCCGGGCAAAAATCATAATCGTCATAGTCAACTTCGTAATGCTTGCCACAACAAGGGCAAATCCATGTATCGTATACAAGATGTCCGTCCGAGTATCCGTCTCCCTCGTAATCCGGTCTCTTCGCTTTTTGCTTCTCTCCGGCTTCTAACAAGCTTTTAAGTGTAAATCCTTCACTTATGCACTCATCCTCGAATTTCATGTATTCTTCCATGTCCTCCGGTGTGATGTTTCTCTCTATCATAGATTTACAGATTTCCACTGATTTCCGGCATTCTTCCGGTGTGCCGATTGTGCGGTACTGCTGTACCTCTTCCAGTGCATTGATTGCCATCTCGTAACCTTGGATTTCTCTTTTTCTCTCGTAATTCTGTGTACACATTTTGGCTAAATCAATAGAAGTCTCAAGTCCTTTAATTGCTTCATTCTCCGTCATGGCTACTCCTTTCCGACCACACAGGATAATAATTACCCTTTTCGTCAGTGACCCAATATCCAGTACTCCATGTTCTTGTCAGCGGATCATATACTTTTCTGCCTTTAATCACGCCTACACCTCCAACAGTTCTTGGTTGTCAAAAATATTACCAACCACGTAAAAGTGGTTTATGGTAAAATCATCAAGTGGACAAAGATCATCGCTGTTATTTTCTACCGTTACCCATCCGTATTCTCTCCATACAACCATTACATAAGTCCCATGCTCCGGATTTTCCTCGTCATAATATGCAACCATGATGTCATTTTCATAGATCAGCTTGCCGTTCTTGTCCTTAAGTCCGGTGCATTGGCAGATAGTGGACGGGTCTATCTTTTTAGCAAAATCTTTATACTCACTCGGATATATCCCTGTAATTTCAATCTGCTCCCCGGTATCAATGTCTTGCTGTTTATCGACAAGCAGGCTTCCAACGATCCACTCTCCGGTATCAATCCGCTTTCCACGGAATAAATATCTATCTTCCATCCTTTTCCTCCATTTCTTTCAACTTAACTTCGGCTTTTCCTAGTTCTATTCCGGCAAGGCATCCTCTAGCGTATGCATCCTCATAGCACCTATCTATTGTTGTATAAAATTCATCACAAAACAATTCAGTAAGAGGGCATTCCGAACACTTGCAATTTTCATGGTGGCATTTAGTTCTTGTGTGCACACACTCTCTATATTCCGTTTCTTCGACTTTTTCCGGCAACTTGATATACCTGCCCTGCTCCTCGGCATCCTCATAGTCTTTCAACTTTTCCCTCAAATCTGCCATTGCCCACATATTGCGGTAGAACAACGCAATCAGACCACGGACATCTGAAAACGGATCTATCGTTAAATTGTCCAATATTTCCTCGTCAAACTCTGCGTCATCTACTGGCAATTCATCTTTTGCCAATGTGACCATAAGATTTCTTGCAAAATCTCGTGCATCCATTTCCATATCGTAATCTCTGTATCTGGCATCGCGCTCATCATCTGCATAGCAGCTATTATGTGCCAGCTCGATCATCGACATGTCAGCCACGCTTTTATTTGTCGTTAATCTCTCCATGCTATTCCTCACTTTCTGCCTTAAGCCAATCCAAAACACATGATTTGCAAGCCTCTTCAGGATGAGAACATTCCTCTACGCCCATGTGTTCTATGCAACATCCAAATAATACTTCTGCCAGCTCCTCATCCGTCATACTTCTGATCCGGTCTGCATTGGTCTGTGGCTTCTTTGCAGGTGTTTCTTTCGCTTCGGCTTCATAGCGTTTCATCAATCCATGTTTTTCGGCATTTTCATAGGTAGCAAGTTTTTCAATTGCTTTTATGGTTCTATCTATGATTCCATTTGCCATACAAGTTTTTGTGATATCGCCAAAATGCATTCTTAGCAGTTCAAGGTTCTGTATCATTTCTTCTATGCGCTCCATGCTATCCCTCTCTTTCTACATTCAGCTTTGGCTCTGTCTAAAATCTGCTGAAAATACCACTCTAATTGTTCCTTGTCCCTATCTTTTTCAATCAAAACAGCGGCATCGTTCCAAGTCGAATCCGTCAAATTGATTCCTCCGGCAATATTTTGTGCTTGTCTTAGTCATCTCTCCCATTGCAGCACCTCAAATCTCGCGGAACTTTCCGGAAAATCTTTCATCACAGTAATTACATTCGTGATACAGAACGCTCGCCACATCAACCATGTCCAGATATTTACCGGATAAGCTGTTAATGTAATACCGAATCCATTCGAATACTTCTCTTATCTGCCTACTTGAAAACTTAAACTGTGACTTTAAGCAGTTACCAAGCAGTGAAAAGTAATTACAGATTGATGCTGCTAAGTACTGCCCTGCTTTCTGCATGGAGTTTGGTGCTACTTTTCTGTCTACCAATGCGAATCTCTCGCGGAAAGGCACTTTGTTTGCTTCCTCTGTCACGGAAATATCACACTTTGATTTCATGTAATACTCAAGTTCCGCTGTAGACAATTTCACATCTGCCACCGAATCAAGATAAGCATTGATCGTATTCTCAACTCTTATGATCCGCTTATTTCCAAATCCGAACTTATCATGTAAGATCTGGAAAGATATAAGCTTTATATTTTTTAATGATTCTTTTATCAGATAATCTGTATTACTCTGTGCTCTGGCGTACTGCTGAATGCCAAATATCTCTTGCATGCTATAGCCAAATGCATTATTCTTTTTCTTCTTTTTGCTCAACGCATTGCTCATTTTCTATCCTCCCGAATTTATTACCTTTTCAATGATTTCTTCCCGTAACTGCTCCGCGATATGGTCCCGAACCGATTCCTCTGGGAATGCAATCGGATATGTCCGTTCCTTGATGCGGTTCGTGATCCGGTCATCATACTGTAGTGTCTCCAACGGATCATTGCTCGTAAAAATAGTCACTTTCCGGTTTATGTAACGTTCATTGATAATCTGATACATCTTATCGTTGATCCAGTCCGCTGGTCTCTCCACTCCGAAATCATCAATCACAAGGATGTCTGTGGTGTAGAGCGCGTCCAAAAGCTGATTCTCACTGTATTTTGTATCTCTCTGCCATGTATTCTTGATCTCTTGCAGGATAGTCAGCGACACCGCAAATTTCACTGCATAGTTTTTCATCAGCTCATTTGCGATTCCGGCAGCGATCCTCGTCTTACCGCTTCCCTTTGTCCTCGACCAGATATACAATCCCATGCCTCTTTCCTTCTGGCTCTCAAAATCATCCAGATAGGTTTTTATGATTTTACAGGCATCTGACACCATCTTTTTACTTTCCTGCTTCCTGTACACATCCATCCGAAACGATCTCAGATCCATCCCACGGAATGCCTCCGGTATATCTGCGAATCGCAACCGCCTTGACATGACCGCTTTCTCACGGCATTTACACGGTACTGCTATTTCAACTCCGTCTTTTATTTTCAATATCCACTCCCGACCTTCGCAAATTGGACACACATCAGAATCCTTGGAAGTCTCCGGTGTCTCCGCGTTCCTGCATGAGTTCGTTGAGTGATTTTTCATGCGTTCCAGTATCTCTTCCAACTGATCCATCGTTCTCTCCTTTCAGATACTGCATAAACAAGTTCTCTCGTAAAAAGTTCTCCGGCTTTTTAATATACCGCTCTGCTGTTTTCTCCCGTCTGCATATATCTGCATAATTCTGTGCGGCCAATACCAAATCATATTCCGGTACACCAGACAGTACCGCATTGCAGTATTCAGTTTCAACAAGGCAGCCAGTGCACCGTTTCGGATAGACCGCGGCAAACTCTGCATACCGTTCCACGGGGGATATAGGGGGTGTATTTTGTTTATGTTTATGTCTTTGTTTATTAATAGGTTCACTTTGTGGTTCAAACTGTGGTGCAATTTGCAGTTCACTTTGTGGTTCATCTTGTGGTTCATTTTTACTGTAATTTTGAACCACAAGACTATTTATTTTATATTGTGCTGCAAGATTCCCACCGCGCGATTTCCATTCGATGAACCCATCTGTAGCAAGCTTGTTTCTCGCTCTCTTTAACGCTGATGCATTTAATCCAGACCGAAGTCCAAGGACTGACGAGGCTACCGTAAACGTATCTGGCCACCCTGCTTTATTCGCTATGGACATTAACGCATGCCATAAGGCGATTGCAGTGTTGGGCTGCGGGTTTAGTTCGAGCCTGTCGTAAAATGCTTTTATCTCAGCTAAATAGTTCAAGTTTCCACCTCCCGAATCCGAACTTCAATCCGTGGATTTTCAGCATCTATACGAAATTCATCAGAGAATCCACAGATCTGCTCCCAGCCATCATTTTTTAATACATGGCAGTTAACTAATGCATCCTGGATCACTTTTCTGCCGAATGACGATATATTGTCCAAATCACGCCTTTTATTCTTTTCCACCCACAGATATTCCATAAATACTTTTTTATTGATATTTACGTCTCTCAGGCACTTTCTGATGTACACAGAAACAATAGCTTCATTCTGCTTTTTCATCTCTCCGCCTTTATATCTGCTTGCCTTATCCGCACGGATAAAATCATTCAAGTTATCCAGTCGTCCCGGTATTATCAGTAGGTACTCCAACTTCTCGCCACCTTTCAAATGTCATTTTCATGTTTAAACGTTTTTTCAGTATCGCTCTGGCACGGTGCAGCTCTTTTGATAGATATTCATCCAGTTCTTTTTCATCTACTGGATCTCCCGGAACTGGTCTGTAATATCCATTTCCAACATTGATAATGCAGTCATCCTTTGTATTTGCTGTCTCTATCTGCTTTCGCAGTTTTCTATCTTCAAATGGATTATAGAGTCTCGGTAATGGTTTCAAATGTCCGCAGGGAATGTCATTTATTGTCTTCATTAATCCCCTTTCTTCTCCGGGACTAAACCCGGAGATAATAACCAGCTTCCAATAATTCGTGATATATTATTTTCTGCATGAATAGGTTTCTTTCTGCCGTCCGGCAAGGTGTTCCAACCCTATAACCATGACTTTCCAAAAATATCTCTGAAATCTTCTCTTGTTCCGCAATGAGATTCAAAATATTCCTGCGCCATAGTTTTTAATTTCAAATCAATTTCTTTTGCATTGGCGCCTCTCTGCGCTCCGTTAGGATGCAGATCCGGTCTGAGTGGAATAACAAAACCATACTTTTCACTGTTTTTACGGTTTGAACTTCCAAAGATATGATGTCTTTCCACCGGATATGTTCCGGTAAAATAACAGTGATCCATATCATCCGTGAACACGCTCCAAAGCTTTTTACTCATGTTCCCCACTCCTGCTTCATACGTTCCAATTCATCCGGTGTAGCTGTCTCAATTCCAAGTTCCTTTGCTTCTTCAACAATCCGGTCTATAAAGTGGCTCATTTCGACAGTATCGTATTCGCTAGATCCTTTGATCATCAGATACGAAGCAAATTTCCCATTGTCTTTAATATATTTCCAATGACCATCAACCTTTGACATGTCAACTGATTTTTTTACTGTAATCGTGATATATCCGTCTTCATCTTCATAGAACGCTCCGTATTTCTGCAACATTTCCTCATAGACTTCATCCTTGCTGGAATAGATGTCTTTGCTATTGGCAATCTTTGTCATGAGCACCCATGCATAAGCATTAGCATCAAGACTTCTTTTCTGACGATACTTAACTGCCTTAATCTGCAATAAATCATCCGGTTTTAAATGCTCGATCTGCTTTGCTGCTGATGCGTCAACCTCAAATGTAAGGATGATGCCTTGTCCATTGAATGTACGGCTCGCTCCGGTCAGTTTTCCTGTAGTATCCATAAGCTACTCTTCTTTCTTTTTCTTATACCAGCACTTAACCTGTTCAATGATCTTAGCAGCCATTTCACTTGATAGGTCTGAAGTCTTTTCAAAATGATATTTTTCTTTCAGCGTTTTCCAGATATCATTGGATGTAGCATTCTCACACATATCAGAATACGCACTTACAAAATCTGTCATTGTCCTAAGCTGTTCTACGGTTGCTGGAACAAAATCATTCTTTGGTTCTACCGTATGGCTTTCTGAATCTGGATCCTGCATCTCTTCGGTAGGAATACAGAACACTTGAAAACAAGCATATTTAAAAGCGATCGCCATTGCCTTATTCGTAGCCTTATCTCCGCTGTCCATTCCCTCCCCAATTGTTACAGCTGTGATGCTGCTTCCGTCTTCGGCAAAAAAGGTATATTTAATCTTGCAGACGGAATAAATCAGTGTCGCACCTTTGGGAGTTTTCCTCTCTTCTCTGGTCTGCTCTAAGACCTCTGGAACAATAAATATATGATTATTGACCAGAGCTGGATTGATTGCATTCATTACTGCATCGATTCCACGGTATTTAAAGCCTTGCGATTTATTCACATCATTCTTTCCAACCGCGCCGATTTCTTCCATACAGCGGGATATGGCTTCGTAAATGTTCATTTTTTTTGCAGTCTCTGCCATTATTTACGCTCTCCTCCTTCGTTATATTCCAAGGCTTTCTTCTGCAAATTCTCAAGCAGCTTTGGAATATTCATCCTTTTAATAGTGTCGACAGCAAGCTGATCTTTCAGATTCTGTTCCAAAGTCTTGATAACTGTATCTTCCGCATCTTTTTGAGCCTTCTTTACCATTTCACTAACCTGTGCAGACAATGTTTTATTGAGGTACTCTCTAATACATTTCTCAGAGATAGAATATTTTTTATCCGAATCATATCTTGCGACAGAATAATCGCTGTCATAAATCTTTCTTGTGAGATATTCTTCATATCGCTGCCCTACAAATTCACTGATTGGTACAAAATCGACCTCACCACTCCACGAAGATTTTTTTACCGGTATCTTAATCTTTTCAATCTGGCTTTCTGTAACGGTCGTTACAAAATCATCCACTCTTTCCTCAATGATTTTCACTGCTTCTTCTAATTTCTTGGCAATTTCTACATCAAGTTTATTTACGACATCATCCACAGACTTTCCTAAAAGTTCATTCTTGACACCACAAATAACCTGATCTTTGATTTTCTCGTCAATGGTATATTCTTCATCATTTAACCAGTCTAACTCTACCTCTATATTAAATTTTGCCATCTCTTTCTCTCCTCCTCTTATTTGGTTCTTTTAAAGTTAATGTCGTTCTCTCTCATAAACGCTTCTAACTGCACAATCTGAAATGGATCAGCAATAATCTCATAAACAATTGAATTATTAACTGGCTTCGGCTCTATAAACTTTTCTTCCGGTGCAGTCTGCGTAACTGGTGCTTCCTGCATCGGAGTATCAATAACAGAATCAGCCTCTGATGCCTTACGTGCTTCCTCTTCTGCTTTTCTTTTGGCTTCCTCTTCCTGCCTACGCAAAATCTCTTCTTTCTGTTTCTGATACTGATTCATGACCTCAATAGCATCTGATAATTCTAAGGTTGCCTTGTATTTCTCAATCCCCTTATCCTCAAACTCTGATCCCATGCTACGGATAATACCGAGATCTTTTTCTACATGATCCACTCTCTCTGTAATGGTTTCTGTGATTGCTTTCTTTGTAGTTGTGGCATTCTCCCACTTGCTGTCATAAATTCTCTGTAAAGGAAGATATCCGCTCGCTTCCTCATGCTCTGCCATAATCTCCGCATAAATTTCAGAAATCAGCGCTTTCTTTTCTTCCACACGCTTGCGCTCAAATTCTTCCACCTGGTTATTAATAAAGTTGATTGGTTCATCAATCAGATTGTCCAGTTCCTTTACCTGCGCTTCAAAATTGGTGTAAGGAATCATAAAAGATTTCTTCACTTCCAGCTTTTTATCGTTAACTGATTTTTTCAGTTTTCTAAGACTTGCAATTGTTTTTTTGGCTTCTGTCTTGGATTCCTCCGTGAAAATCATATTTTTATAAATTTCCAGCTCGGAATTAAGTTTTTCCTTAATCTCCTCAAAATTAAAACCAATAACACCATTTTTCTGCTCAACATTTACTCTGATTTCTTCCATCTTTCTTTTATCCTCTCTTCCTCTGATTCAATATCTGCCAGCTCTTCACGTCTGGCTTGTTTCTCATATAATCTGTGGCGGCGTTCTCTGTCCCTCTCGTACTCTTCGAGCATATCAAGGCTGTCCGGTATGTAATCACTGTACATTTCCCACCTCCACAGATTTAATCACGATAACTGACCGTTTCCTTTTTCTGGTCGTCTCCAATAATGATTTCAAGAACATTTGTGTCTAAGGTAAATATTCCATAAATATCTCCGTCTGCCGTAAGTCTTACACATCCTTCTTCCAGACCAAGGTTTTCAAGTAATGCCGATAAATCCTTAAGTCCGTCAATTAACTTTCCGGCATCCGTTCTGCATAATCTAGTTGCTGGCATTTAAAAATTCCTCCATTTCCATCTGTCTGAAATCTGTAGATAAAACCATGTATCTGACAGCTTTCTCTTGATGTTGCTTCATGTACTGCTCGTCCCGGCATTCTTCACACATGTTTCCTTCGCCGGGATCTAAACTACATCCACAGATTCTGCATTTCCTGTAAATCATAAAATCACGCTTTCCAAAAATTTAACTACGTGTTATAATAAACGCAGAAGTACTTTTGTATTCCTACGTTTAAATAGCACCTGAGTTCGCCAAAACATTTAGGGTGCTATTTTTTTGTCCTCAAATTCCCAAAGGAACTCAACATCAGCGTCAAGCTTGTCCTTCCGGCGGATCATGTTAAAGTCTGCTTTCCGCTTTTCTTCCCGGCGGTTCTCCACGTCAAAGATCACAACTCCAATAAGTGCAATCACCGCACCGAGAGCTATTGCAATCAGCAGAAAAACATAATACATTCCATCCGCATCGAGCATTCCACCAAGAAACAGGATTCCAAGCCCTACCGCTATAAAAACTTTACCGATCTGCTTCATTCTTCATCTCCTTTCCACACATATCCAGTATTGAATACATGGAAAACAGGTTTAAAAACAACATTAAAGAATTGGCTTCCTTTATCTCCCAGTTTATTTCTTGATTCGAACAGCGGGTGGTTCTTTCAGTGCGTTATCTAATCTATAGTTGGCACAGATAATGCGCTTTGAAAGTTCCATGCGAATTTTAAAACCCTCTCCACCTGTACACGATATCTCAAAATAATCACAACCATTTCCAAAATCGACACCATTTAGCTTGAAAACTTTCTTTTCGGTATCAACTTCTAACGTTTTTATTTCCTGCGGCACTCCTGCAAGAATTTCTTCAAAAGTTCCCATTTCTTCTCTACCTCTCATCCAATAGATATAAAAACATTTGCTACATTTTTCATGATGCCTTGTCCTTAACCACAAGCTTAATTCCTTCCTGTCTTTCGTAAATCTCTAACAGAATGTCCATAATCTTGGCTTTCCTCTCTGGTGTAATTTCCATGTCTGCTTTGTTCATAGGAATCTCCTTTCTCATTATTTAACGCTCCCACACATGGCAATCTGCTTGTCAACTTCCGACTGTTTCTTCGAGATTGCCATACCATCCGCAACACCGAGAATATAGTTGAAGTTTTCTTTGTCCAGCTGTGATACTGTTTCAGCTAGTCTTGTAAGGGCTTCTTTCTGTTTTTCGCTCATCTGCTCACTTCCTTTCTTGTTTTGTACTTTGTACATTATTAATATAGCACTATGTACATATTTTTGTCAATACTATTTTTTGTACAAAGTACAATTTTTTTATTTACTTTTTTAACATGTTGTAGTATATTATTAATAGGAGGTGAGAAAATGCAGAACCGATTAAAGCAAATAAGAAAAAAATTAGGTTGCAACCAGAATGAATTTGCAGAAAAACTCGGTATATCAGTTTCCAATATATCTAGCTATGAAGCAGGAAGAAGAAATCCGTCTGATGCTGTTATAAATCTGATATGCGAAAAATTTAGCGTCAATAAGGAATGGCTAGAGACCGGAAACGGCGAAATGTTCATTCAAAAGACCGAGAATGAAAAGATAGCTGAATTTCTTGCAGATGTACTGAAAGCCGGAGAAGACGATCAGATGTACAGATTCATAACCGCTATTTCAGAACTGGATGAAAACGACTGGAACGCAATCCGGAAGCTGGCAGAAAAGCTTGTGAAGAAGTAAAAAGAAAGACAAGGGCAATGCGCAAACCCTTGTCTTTCTTTTTTATCTTAAAAACCTCTTTATAAATGCATATATTGTTCGGAGATCATCCTCGTCCATGCACTTCTCTATTAATTCTATTATTTTCTCTTTAAGCTCTCCCATATCCAATACCACCTTTCTATTTGATACATAAAGTATACGAACGTATGTTCGAAAAGTCAATAACGCATCCATTTGTTTTTATCTTAAACTTTCATTTTGCAAAAAAATGTCATAAAAAAATGACAAAAATGTATTGTTTTATAATCATTTTGCTTTATAATTGTAGTATCAAAAGAAAGGGGAGTTCAAAATCATGAACGAATCAAAAGATACTAAAGTATGTAAACACTGTCAATCGGAGATTCCTAAGAAAGCAAAGATATGTCCAGTATGCAAAAAGAAACAAGGTTTACCGAAATGGGCGATTGTTTTAATTGTGATCCTGGTTCTTGCTGCTATCGGTTCTGCTTCTGGTGGAAATTCCGACAATTCAGAAACTACTACCACTTCACAATCATCAAGCACAAACGAAACTCAAGATTCGACACCAGAGGTAAAGGAAGTTGAGACCGAATCAGAGCCAGAAATTGAATATACTGCGGTTGATGTAAGCACCATGATGGATGATTTGAAAAACAATTCAATGAAAGCAGAAGATACTTACAATGACAAATACTTAGAAATTACTGGTCGATTAGATGTTATTGACAGCAACGGTAAGTATATCGGGGTATTCTCTCAGACAGACAAATTTGCAATTGTTGGTGTCCAATGCTATATAAAAGATGATGATGTAAAAGCAAAGGTAATGGAAATGTCCAAAGACGATACTATAACGCTAAAAGTTCATATTAAAAGCGTTGGAGAAGTTATTGGATACTCGGCAGATATTATAGAAATAGAATAGTATACAGTCCCTCTAGCAAATGAGGGACTTTTTTTAAAGGGAGTTAAAAATGAACATAGCAATTTATCCAAGAAAATCAAAAAAAGATGATAATTCAGAATCAATGGAACAGCAAATAGACGATTGTAGAAAGTACATTAATAAAACTTACCCTGATGCAAATATAATCGTTTATTCTGGCGATTATGCGATCACAGGGCATAGCACGGCAAAAAGAAAGGACTTTCAGCGCATGATGGATGATGTCAGAGCTGGAAGAATCAATGCAGTCGTTATTATGAGGTACGATCGTATAGCAAGAAATATGCGAGATTTCTGTAACCTCTATCACGACATGGAAAGCGCAGGATGCAACTTGATATCAGTGAGTCAGCAGATCGATACTTCCACGCCATACGGAAAGAACTTCATGTACCAGATGGCAAACATGGCAGAATTAGAATGGGCGGTTATATCTGAGCGATACAAAGACACCGCAGCTTATAAAATCCGTGAAGGGAAAGCTTACACTGGCAGAGTGCCCATAGGATTTAAAATAGAGAAAATAGATGGTGTAAAGAAAGTCGTACATGATAATGAGGAACAGACAAGGGCTATATTTGATTATTTATTGGCAACCAAAAGCAAGCGCGGCACTGTTTTATGGGTACGTGAAAATTTAATTCCAGACTTCACACGTCACAAATTAGATACAATGATAAAGTCAGATTTATATATTGGGAAAGTAAGGGAAAATGAAAATTTCTGCGAACCTTATTTTACCAAAGAGCAAATGGAAGAAATAAGAAGTGTCAATCAGATAAAATACGCTCCGTCCGGTCATATATATTTATTCAGTGGATTATTCCGCTGTCCTATATGTGGCAGAAAAATGTCAAGTTTTTATAGCATAGACAGGAAGACCAAAAAGCACCGGCAATATCAAAGATGCTGGTTCGGCGGAAATGAGAAATTGCACAAAACAAAATTAGTATCAGAAGCAAAAACAGAAAAATATCTTCTTGAAAATCTTGATGCAGCATTAAAAAATCTTGAATTTGATGTAAAAAAAGAAGCAGGTAAACCAAAGCGCAATTTGAATAAGAAACTTAATGATGCAATAGGGGAGCGTGACAGACTGAATTACCTTTTTGAAAAAGGAAGAATTGATATCCCAGAATACGAAAAGAAATACAGTGTCTTATCAGAAAAAATAAATTCCATAACTGAGGAGTTGTCAAACAACAAAGTTGTAAGGATTGAGGAATTTAAGAAGCAGATCCCGGAAGACTGGAAAGAACTTTACAAACAACTAGATCAAAAAGGAAAACAAGAATTTTGGCATAGAATAATAAAAGAAATTTATTTGAATGAAGCCTTTGAAATTACTGGCTTTATATTTTATATCTAGGACTTGTACTAAATAACTATTTCCTAGCGGTTAACATAAATTAGTACAAGTCTATTAAAAAGGGCGATTAGAAATTCTAACCGCCCTTTATTTTACGCTTTTACAATCGCAGCGTCAAATCCTGCTGCTTTCAATTTTTCTTGCAAGGAAATAGCATTTGCTTTGTTGCGATACGCTCCGACCTGTACACGATAAATAGAATCTTTATCACCTACGCTTGTCTCTGATCCAGAAGTTGCAGCATTGTCATCAGATGTGTTATTGGATGGTTCAATGTACTGCTGTCCTGTAATTCCGTAAACAATTGCACTTGCCATGCTCTTAAAGTCATACAGTGCTACATCGTCTTTATCATCCACGAAGCAACATTCAATCAGCATCGCAGGTGCTTTTGTGTGATTGAGCACGTAAAGCTTTTTGTTAATCTTCACACCACGATTTTTAAATCCAAGTGCTGCAATTGCTTTCACAATTTTCTCTGCAAATGGTTTTGCTTTGCTATTATCACTATAAATATATGCTTCTACACCTGTTGTCCGTCCGTTTCCAGACATATCCTTCGCACCTGCATTAAAGTGGATAGATACATCAAGATCAGCCGCATGAGAATTGCATTTACCTACGATGTTGCAAAGCACATTATTTGCACTTGTGCCATTGTCAACCGTACAGTCATACACGGTATGCCCAAGACCTTTTAACTGTCTGATAACCTCATTTTTAACATTTCTTGCTTCTGTTGATTCCCGGATGATTCCGATAGCTCCACACGCTACTTTTCCGTCCGGGTTGTGCCCTGCATGTACGTTAATAACCATTCTTTTATTCCTCCTTCTTTTCAATATACTGCTTAAATAACTGGTGCAGTCCTGTGCTTGCTAAACCGCTGAATAAGCCACTTAATAAGATAGATGCTGTGATTGTCCATCCGTTGATCCAAATGGCTAAAAGCACACCTAATACCGCACAAATGGTAGGGATGTATTTATTATCCACATCCTTAATCCATTTTTTCACGACATAGCCTATACAAAGGCAAATGCCTACGATCACAGGCACCATAAATTCTGTTAAAAATCCTAAATCTGTCATGTTTAAATCCTCTCTTTCTGCTTCAGATGAAGCTCTTCAATTTCATTTTTCATCTTTGTGACCATTCCATTTCCGCCCAACGCATGATAGGCATCGTACATTTCCATAAAATTCTGATAGGCATAGGATGGAATTTCTTTGAGAGCCATGTATTTATCATGGTACTCAATCAGTTGTACTCGAAGCAAAAGCATCGTTCCTCTGCTATTCGCATCTCTGTCTGACTTCTGATTTTTCAAAAGCCACACTATGTATCCCATTAATGCGGTCAGAACGATAGGCAAAGCAATCGTGTACGTTTCTTTTAACATCTCCATTGGATCATCTTCCTTTCTTTTGTATAATTCAATTATAATATTTCAGAATAATTTTTTGTCCCATTTTGCTTCGTATAACCAGAGTTTAACTAACCTTCCTCGCTTCGAAAAAATTGATTTTACAATTTCTAATTCCTCAGAAACATTAATTACGTATCCTGATGGCTTTGATAAAGATAATACATCTGTAATTAGTTTAATTGTAAAAACATCTAATATTGTATATCATCAGATTCCGATTTTTACTTCAAATGCAAGTTATTCGGGTAATAGCTTTATGAATCAAAGTGTGTTTTATAAAGATGATGGTATACATTTTTATAATGCACAAAGCACATATAGAGGTAAGAGTGCCGTTGTTAGGGTAATGAGATTTTAAAGTGTTACCGCCAATACAAAACTGTCTGCGATTGTATATAATAGTATGTTAAACTGCAACATTTATAATGCCAGATTTAGATTGTGTTTGGACTAAATGCATATACATCAGCATAACCACCGGCACTTGCAACATGTGT